CTTTGAGATTAAGTGCCTTGTATTAAAACATACCGATGAAGAATGTTTGTTTATAAAAGATAAAACTTATGCTGATGAAATTCAGTATCTCATTTCACACGAAACTCGTAATAAATTCATTAAAAATCTGGCGGTTAGCCTAGGTAAAAATACACTTGTACTATATCAAATGGTTGACAAACATGGCAAGATCCTGTATGATATGATAAAGGATACAGAGAAACTTGGCAACAGAAAAGTTTTCTTTATTCATGGTGGTGTCGATACATCTGACCGTGAAGAAGTTAGAAGAATTATGGAGATAGAACAAGATGCTATTATTGTGGCTAGTTTTGGTACTTTTAGTACTGGTATTAATATTAGGAATTTGCATAACATTATATTTGCAATGCCAACAAAATCGAGCATTCGAACTTTGCAAAGTATTGGACGAGGTTTACGACAAAGTGATGGCAAAGAAATAGCCACTCTCTATGATATATCTGACGACCTTAGGTATAAAAAACATATGAATTACACCTTAAAACATTTCGTGGAAAGAACAAAGATATATAATGAGGAGAAGTTCCCTTTTAAAATATACAAAATAGGATTAAAAAATGCTTGAGTATAAAACACAAATAATTAAACTACAAAATGGAACTGATTTGATTGCCAATGTGGCTATGAATAATGCCGAAGAATATGTTTTGGAAGAACCAATGGAATTCAATATTGATATTCGTGGTAGAGGAGAATCTGGATTAATAATGCGTCATTGGTTGCCTGTACAACTTTTAAAAAAGAATTCAATCTCGATTAAAACCAAAGATGTTCTTTCTGTAATGGAACCTGAAGATGAATTCTGTGAGTATTATCTTAATACGGTATACAAAATTAAAGAATTATTAAAGGCAAAATCTCTCGTTGATGATATGGATGACGATGAGATACAAGAAATGATTGATGAATTTGAAGATTTAAGAAATGATGGAGATACAATCCATTAATACTTTCAACCAAGGACATACTCGACTATACACACTTGTCAAGCGTATGTCAATAACATTATGTGGTAATTATGATTTTAGTAACAGGTGGTGCCGGTTTCATAGGCAGTAATTTTTTATATCATTTATATAATGAAAATCCTCGTAGACAAGTGGTTTGTGTCGATAGTTTAACCTATGCGTCCAATCTAGATTATATCAAACCTTTAATTGATTGTGGGTTTTTAATTTCTCTACAACATGATATTTCAAGTAAAAAAAATATAGAGTGGATATTTTCAGAATTTAATCCTGAATATGTGATAAACTTTGCAGCAGAATCTCATGTTGATAACTCTATTCATAACTATCAACCTTTTATTCAAACCAATATCTTAGGCACCATTAATTTATTAGAATGTTCTCTCAAATTAAAACAATTAAAGAAGTTTGTACATATATCCACGGATGAAGTATATGGCAGTTTAGAACTGGATGATGAAAATAGTTTTACAGAAAACACTCCATACAAACCAAACAGTCCATACTCAGCGTCTAAAGCCTGTAGCGACCATTGGGTAAGAGCATTTAATGTTACATACGGCTTGCCAACCGTCATAACAAACTGTTCCAATAACTATGGACCAGCACAAAACAAAGAAAAGTTAATACCAAAAATTATTAACAATGCTTTAAACAATATTCAAATACCAATTTATGGTACAGGTGATAATATCAGAGATTGGTTATATGTTGACGACCATTGTAAAGCAATTAATCTGGTTATGAAAAAAGGCCGTATTGGTGAAACATACAATATTGGTGGCGGTACAGAAGGTTCAAATTTAAATTTGGCAAAAACTATATTAGATTGTATGGGTAAACCCCATAGTTTAATTTCTTTTGTTACTGACCGTTTAGGTCACGATAAACGATATTCAATTAATTATGATAAAATCAAAAATGAATTGGGTTATACTCCAGATTATAGGTTGGAAAATGGATTAAGAATAACAATAGATTGGGTAAAGAATGGCAACTAGGCAAAAACATTATATAAACAACGCAGACTTTCTTGCTGCCTTAGTAGATTATCAAGATGGAGTAAAAAAAGCAAAGAAGAATAAAACAGAACCACCTCCCATACCAAATTACATTGGAGAGTGTTTTATGAAAATTGCAGAAGGACTATCTCATAAACCTAACTTCATTAACTATACATACCGTGATGAAATGATGTCTGATGGTATTGAAAACTGTTTGATGTATTTTGGTAATTTTGATCCAACCAAATCTAAAAATCCGTTTGCCTATTTTACTCAAATTATTTACTTTGCTTTTTTACGAAGAATCTCCAAAGAAAAGAAACAAACATATGTAAAATACAAAGCTACCGAACAGATGGGTATTTTAGATGAGTTTGAAATGTTGGAATTAGAAGATGGCACCACAAGACAATTTGAACTATACGATAACATCTCAGAGTTCATTGAAAACTTTGAAACGGCAAAAGAAAATAAAAAAGCGGCAAAGAAGCCAAAAGGGATTGAAAAGTTCTTAGACGAATGATATAATACTTAGATTATGAAAATAGCAATTATAACAGACCAACATTTTGGAGCCAGAAATGATTCAATTCATTTCCTGGATTACTATGAAAAATTTTATGCAGAAACATTCTTTCCTACTATTAAATCTCAAGGTATTGATACTGTGCTTATCCTTGGGGATACTTTTGACCGCCGTAAGTATATAAACTTCTTTACTTACAAACGTACCAGAGAAATGTTCTTTGATAAACTGTCAGATATGGATATTGAAGTATTCATGTTGGCTGGCAATCATGATACCTATTTTAAAAATACCAATGAAGTAAACTCGGTAAACTTATTATTACAAGAGTATAAAAATATTACTGTAATAGATAAACCGACTACAATTTGGTTAAAAGAAAAACACCCCATTTGTATGATGCCGTGGATTTGTCCGGATAATCATGATGATTCAATGTTTGTATTATCTGATACTGATGCTAACATTTGCATGGGTCATTTTGAAATTGCCGGATTTGCTATGCATCGTGGTATGCCATCACATGAAGGATTAGACCGTGGAATATTTAAAAAGTTTGATGTTGTTTTTTCAGGTCATTATCACCACCGTTCAAATCAAGATAATATCCGTTATCTTGGTAATCCTTACGAACTCACCTGGCAGGATTATAATGATCCGAGGGGCTTTCATTTGTTTGATGTTAATACTCTTGATTTGGAATTTATTGAGAACCCCAACGTAATGTTCCATCGTATCACCTATGACGATAAAGAAATTACCATTTCAGAAATGTTAGCCAAAGATTTAGACAAGTATACCGGAACATATGTAAAAGTTGTGGTAGTCAACAAAATCAATCCACATCTATTTGACCGGTTCATGGACAAATTATATAAGGTTAATCCAATCGATATTACCATTGCGGAAGACTTTGCTGACTTGACAGAAGGCGTAGATGATGATATGATTAATGAAGCTGAAGATACTATCACAATTATTAATAAGTTTGTGGATGGTATTCAGGAAGAACATATTGATAATGACAAACTCAAAACGGTATTGAAAGAACTGTATGTTGAGGCATTGAATCAGGAGCAAGCATGAACGATAAAATTAAAGATTTGGCTGAGAAGTCTGGATTATACATTGCATATGATAATCGAGGAGTAACCGATAAAGAAATTGAATTCTTTGCGGAATTAATTATTAATGAATGTATGGATGCCGCTAGAAAATATACACTAGAATCTTCCGGTATTACATCTTTTGGTGGGACTGTTTATGTGTGTGAAGCAATCAAAGACCACTTTAATAAATGATTATATTTCAAAAGGTCAGATGGAAAAACTTTCTTTCAACTGGCAATTCATTTACAGAAATTGATTTTCAAAGGTCACCAAACACATTAATTATTGGTAATAACGGTGCAGGTAAATCCACCATTCTAGATGCCTTGTGTTTTGGTCTTTTTGGTAAACCATTTCGTAAGATTAACAAACCACAACTACTCAACTCAATTAATAATCAAGCTGCGGTTGTTGAGATTGAATTTGCCATTGGCAAAAAAGAATATAAAGTAATTCGTGGTATTAAACCAAATGTATTTGAGGTGTGGTCCAATGGCGCCATGGTCGACCAAAATGCCGCTTCAAAAGATTATCAAGAACATTTAGAAAAGTTTATACTTAAATTAAATTTTAAGTCCTTTACTCAAGTTGTTATATTAGGTTCAGCATCGTTTGTTCCATTTATGCAATTAACTCCTGCTGACCGAAGAGCAATCATTGAGGACTTATTAGACATTGACATCTTTTCATCAATGAATGGTGTGGTCAAAGAGAGAATGTCAGAGATTAAAGAACAAACAACGGCAAATAAGTATCAAATGGAACTTGCCGCTGAAAAGATTAAGTTTCAAAAGCAGAACATAGAAGAACATAAAACTCGTTCTGATACCGAAATTGAAAAGAAAAAGAAAGAAATCAACGATAGTATTGACCAAAACTTTACTTTACAAAGAGATATTGATTTAATTCAAAAACACATTGATGTATTACAAAGTAAAATACAAGATAAATTAAGTATAGAAAAGAAAAGTACCAAATTAATTCAATTAGAATCCAAACTAGAATCTCGTTTAAAGAAATTAGATAAGGAGTATAAGTTCTATGAAGAAAACCACGACTGCCCAACCTGTAAACAAAGTAT